AATTCAAAATTTTTGGTTCATCTTAATACATCTGGTGTTAGTAATGGTGGTTCTGGACGCTTGGCAATAAGAGTATATCATAACGAAACAAGTGGTGATACGAGTGGTACTCAAAGAATGGATTGTCAACTTGCATTGCCTGGGGCGGGAACAGCTCACCTTAATGGTGGTGGGGCTTCAGTTCTTGTAAATACAGTTGGAAACACTAATACACAATATTTTAAGGTTTGCGCTTATAAAAATGACAGTAACACCACTTGGTATGTTAATCAGTATAGTAGTTATAGTGGCATATCAGTAATGGAAATCGCACAATAAAATGATTAAACAGGAGAAAAAATAATGGCAACAGTATCAGATGCACTAAGTGCTCTTGGTGTCACAGAATGGGTTCTTAGAGGCGAACCAACAAACGCAGACGAATTCGGTTCTATGTTCCGTAAGGTAACAGGTGCAACTGATGACGGAAGTGCAATCGAATCAGATAACTCTTCTGATTGGGGTGTTACTTGGGATGAAGTCAATAAAAAGTTACAAGACCTGACTGCGGCAGAACCAATGAAAGAACTTCGTGCAGAAAGAGACAGATTGATTGCTGTAACTGATTGGTGGGCAAGTTCAGACTTGACTATGACAGATGCACAAAAGTCTTATAGACAATCACTTCGTGATATTACAAAGGATTACGATTCTTTGGATGATGTCAAGTGGCCTACTAAACCGTAAGGTTATGAGATGTCAAACCAGACTGATATTTTAGATAATGTATTGGGGATTGCAGAACCAGAGGCGATGGCGGTAAAAGATATAACACCACCAAAACCAGTTCTTGTTCCCGAAACAAAATTGAATGATGAGGACATAGATAATGATTATAAATATCAGAGAGAAAACTTTTATAATCTGATTGAGAGAGGACAGGACGCTATAGATGGTATCCTAGACCTTGCAAGAGAATCAGAACATCCTAGAACCTACGAGGTTGCTGGGAACTTGATAAAACAGGTTGCAGAGGTAACAGAGAAACTAGGTGACTTACAGGGAAAGATGAAGAAACTAAAAGAAGTTCCTAACTCTGCCCCACAGAATGTAACGAATGCATTGTTTGTTGGTTCTACTGCTGAACTGCAAAAGATGTTAAAAGGAAAAGAATAATGCCATTAACAAGAATTAGTTCTACAGCGCTTGCCGCAAATAGCGTGGGAACATCAGAGATTACTGATGGTTCAGTTGCTAGTGCAGACCTTGGGTCGAATCTTGCATTGTCTGGTACAGATTCAGTAACAGTTCCAAAAGGTACAACTGCACAAAGAGGTACAGGGGTAGACGGTAAATTTAGATTTAACACAACCACAAACTCTTTTGAGGGATACTCAAATAGTGCTTGGGGTTCTATCGGTGGCGGTGCAACTGGTGGTGGTACTGATGCAGTATTCTATGAGAATGATCAGACAGTAACCACAAACTATACAATCACTGCAAATCAGAATGCCATGGCGGCAGGGGTTGTCACTATAAATAGTGGCGTAGTATTAACCGTACCTTCTGGTGCAAGATTGGTGGTAGTATAATGGCAATTACTTTAGACGGAACAAATGGTGTAACTACACCAGACCTTACAGTAGATACCACTACATTAACGGTAGACACATCGAATAATAGAGTGGGCATTGGCACTACGTCACCGCCCGACCATCTTAGCGTAGTAACCTCTGGTGCTAATGCACAACTTAGCGTTGACAGAAGTGATGGTGCGAGTGGCAGAACGGTTCTTATTCATAGCGGTACAGGCGGTCAATTACAGACAACAGGCTCTGTACCTTTAATATTTGGTACTGCTGATCTTGAACGGATGCGTATTGACAGCAGTGGTCGTGTTACTATGCCAAACCAACCAGCGTTTATGGCGTTTAAGGTTGGTAACTTTAGTGTGGGCACTACTACAGTACAAGTAACTGGTTGGAATAACAACTTAGATATTGGTAGTAATTGGGATAACAGTCAAAACCGATACACAGTTCCAACTGCTGGAATTTATCTTGCTGGTGGTTTTTACCAATGTAACCAATCAACTGGATTGCATTTTGGAATTTACAAAAATGGTGCCGCTTACGGAAATGATAGTCTTTTAGACATGGTTGCTGGTGGCGCTAATGGGTATTCCGTACCTTTCTCAATGGCCGCTGGAGATTACTTTACATGGGTAGCGTATACATCAGTTTCCGCTCTTATTAATGCAAACAGAAGTAAAATCTGGGTAATCAAAGTAGCCTAGTAAATAGATTTAATTAAACAGGAGAATATAATGGCAGAGATTAAAGTAACAGTATCAGACACACAAGTAAAGTGTCTTGAGTATGCTGCTTATTCAGTCCAAGATTGGTGCGATAACGCAATCCATAATCGTGCTCGTATTGCACAAGAAGAGATTATCGCAAGACTTGTAGAACATTGCAATGCAAATGATGTCGCAATTGCAACTGGTGTTGATGCACAAATTACACAAGCATATACTTTGAAGGTTGTTGATACTGCAAAGAATGTGACTGATGCATCTGAAAAAGACGCAGAATAAATATAAAGAAACAGGATAATAACAGATGAGTAAAATTGCACTATCCCCAAATGCGAGTGGTTCTGGAACAGTAACTATTACTGCTCCAAACACGAACACGAATAGGACTATTGCGCTTCCTGACGTTGCTGGTAATGTTGTGACAACAGGTGACACTGGAACTGTTACGTCAACAATGACTAATGCTACTGTTGCTACATATGCTTCTGCAACTAATACATTTACAAATAATGTTGCTGCTCCTGCTTTTACTGGAACTTCTGGAACTTCATTCAATGCTTTGGGATCAGATTCTATTGGTGATAGTAATGTTCCTTACAACTCATGGGGTACACCAAATAGTACATATTATCGTTGGGTTCTTCCAAAGGCGGGCGACTATCGACTTGAGGCCACAATGAGAATTAGACTGTGGGGTGTGCATGGAATGATTTTATCAAGATTGTACAACAACACCACATCTGCTGCTATAAACGACAAATATAATTATTCAACAGTAAGAATGAATCTTGAAAACAGAGGTGGTGGTACTGCTGAAACTTTTAACATTCAAATTCATCAAGCATGGATTGTAACCACATCTGCTGATAACCAAGATATCCATCACCAAATGTTATCTGACAACAACTCGGCGAGTTCAAGTGTTCAATCAGATAGTAATGGACGCAATTATCATGCATGGTACAGAATAGGATAATATTATGTCAATACCAAAACCAACCCCAACAATTACTTTTTTAACTGCTGTACAAGCACTGCATTCAGATGGAATGTTTCAACTTAGTTGTGCTCACAATGGTAAATTGACCGAAGCAGAATACAATGAAGGGTATAGAGAAATTACTGGAACAACTTCTGACGGAACTATGATTTGTGCAGAAGATCCGTCAGACTTTACAGTTTCATATGCTAAGGCGCTTGCCAAGTATGATGAACTGATTGCAGAATAGGATAAAATAGATGAGTGAAATAAAAGTAGATACCCTATCAACCGTTAGTGGTTCGGGTAACATTGCGTTAAGTAACAATGTTGCAATTCAAAGTATCGGTAAGATTGGTATTGCAAATGGCGACAACCTCTTCATTGCCTCTGACGATACTAATGATGTTGGGATTAAATTTAACGGTGACGGTAATCGCATAACACCTAGTGACGCTTTAGGTGCTGATAGAGGTAGTGCGATTGATTTAGGTGAAGCTGGAAGTGCGCCATTCAAAGATATTTACTTATCAGGCGGTATTCAGTTTGATGCACGTTCTAATAAACTAGACGATTATGAAGAAGGCACTTTCACTCCAAATGTATATCACTCTGGTAGCAATAATTCTACATTCTCTACAAAAACAGGTGAGTACACTAAAATTGGTAACACAGTCACAGCTCAAATAAGAGTAGACCACGGTAATAGTGGTACAGCAAATGGTGATTTAACAAT